TTTATTTTCCTTTAAGCCTTGATTTCGAGTTAAGTATTACGTATATTTAATACGTAGTCAATACTTAATGAGAAAATAAAATGATTTATCAACTAGACATAGAAATTCACGGAGTCACCAAACCTGGTGAAGTATCTATTGATGAAGATGGCGCAATAGAATTGCTTTATGTATTCATCGGTGACGAAACAATAGACCTGTCAGACCTTCTAAAGTGTCCTGATATCTACAATTCAATCGAGCATGACTATCTTGCTCTAATAGCTAATATGGAGGTTTAAAATGAACAAATATGATGAAAAAACAGATTTAGAGCTATCAGAATTAGTGGCTTTAAAGTGCGGAAAAAAAGTAACTTATGGTCTATCTACCGATAAAATTGTTGTTGGCGCAATCGGTGGGAGTAATGGTAATTACACTTTGATTTATTTTGACATCAGCAACCCTGCTGATATGTGGCCTATTATTGTTGATAACTCAATCACGATAAATTATGACACCTGCCAAGCGCATGTTAGCAGCTACTTTAATGAAGCGATTAAGATTTCAGTCAGCAAGAATAGGGCGCTACGAGCAGCAGCTATCGTGTTTTTAATGATGCAGGATGAGAAATGATTATCTACTACTTAAGTTTGATTAGCTTTGTGCTAATAGCTTGTTTATTGGTGACAGGCATCAAGACCGCCTCAATCAACGAATATATAAATGAACTAGAAAAGGACTTAGAAGATTATGAAAATCAAGCCACCTCGAATAAAGAAGTGTAAAGTTTGTCGCGAATCATTTCAGCCAGAGCGACAAGTGCAACCATGCTGCTCTATTAAGTGCGCGATAGCCAAGGTTCAAATCGATAAAGCGGCTAAGTTTAAAAAGGAAACTAAATTAAAAAAGGAGTCGATAAAATCCAAGGCTCAATGGTTGCGCGAGGCGCAAAAGGAATTTAATACGTACATTCGCATACGAGATACGGATAAACCTTGCATAAGCTGCCAGCGTCACCACGAAGGTCAGTACCATGCAGGACACTACCGTAGTGTTGGCGCGTGTCCAGAGTTGCGATTTAATGAGTTAAACGTCTGGAAGCAATGTGCACCATGTAACAATCACCTATCCGGTAACATTGGCGAGTACAGAATAAACCTAGTTAAGATGATTGGGGTTGATAAGGTTGAATGGCTAGAGGGTAAGCATGAGCCGTTAAAGTTATCGATAGATGACGCAAAGGCTATCAAAGCAGAATACAAATTAAAACAGAAGGAGTTGAAGCATGAAAAAACCAATCAAAGTAATACGCGATAACATGAGCGCTAAACAAGCTCAAGAGGCTCAGCTATTCGGCATGAAGCATGAACAGCTATTTCCGCATGTTGAGCAACACACCTTTCAAGGTGTGCTAGGTAATTACAAGGTTAGATGTTTAAAAACAATTACAGTGGTGATGGTATGAGTGAGTTAAAAATGCAAAACATTAAAAAAGAGTTAGCTCCGTGTCCGTTTTGCGGTGGTGAAGCCTGCGCGGAAGAGCGCGACCAATACGATACAACAATAGTTCTATTTGGGTGCACATCATGTGAGATTTGGTGCGAGTCGGAATGTCAATGGAACACCCGTACACCACAAAGCGAGTGGATTAGTGTTGATGATAGGCTGCCTGATGAAAGTCATGATGATTGTTACGATGAGCACAATGTTTACTGTAAACATCCATCTGGCGATAAAAGTGAGGATATAGTAACCACCGTTGATTGGACTGAGCACGGCTGGTTTGACTGTAAGCAAATGAGTTGGAATGAATGCGTAACCCACTGGATGCCACTACCAACACCACCAAAGGATCTAAAATGAGTATTGATAAAGTATTAACAGATCGTGTATCAAGCAACAAATACGAGCGCGAAATAACAGACCGCTACGGTAAATCATCACACGTTGATGTTTATGATGTGCTATTAGCGTTTGATGTAACTTGTCCAGCCACACAGCACGCAATTAAGAAACTTCTATGCTCAGGTGTTCGAGGGCATAAAGATGCAGCTCAAGACTTAATAGAGGCTAAAGAATCGATAACACGAGCAATTGAATTAATAGGCGGTAAATAATGACAACAATAGCTTATAACCACGAAAGCAAGCAGATATCATGCGATAGCCGTTCAACTCGTAACAACGTGATTATGTCTGACTCATGTGAAAAGTGGATTTCACGAGATGGCGTTGTGTTCTTCCTAGCTGGCTCACCATGCGACAACGAGTTGTTTATTGGTATGTACTTCGGTGCAAAATCAGATGTCATACCAGAAGTAACTGCACTTGTTGTAGATAGTGGAAAAGTTTACCGATGCGGAGTTGGCGAAGATGCTTTAATGTGGAAAGACCTGAGAGAGCACAGTGATGCTATAGGTTCCGGCTGGGAGTTTTCACTATCAGCTATGGACTTTGGCAAGTCATCACATGAAGCTGTTGAGCACGCCATAACCCGAGATAGCTGCTCAGGTGGAAAGATCCACACTTACGATATAAAGCTTAAGCAATTCATCTAATCAAATAGCCCTCTACGTGAGGGCGTTTTTTTGACTGGTGATTGGTGATACATGTTGACTATGTATTTGTATGTGTATACAATTAAGGTCACATTAATAGATAAGGTTTTAAAAATGGCTAAATTACTTAAGCACGTTAGGTTAGAAGAAAAGATGATCGTAGACATTCAGTCTATTGCAGACTGCGACTTTGATGGAAACTTTACTGCTGCACTGTTAGATTGCGCGTCTGCTGGTATCAATATGCGCAAGATACCTGATGAGGTCAGAAATGCAATGAAGTCAGGCATGATGCATTATGAATTTGCAGCTGACTTTTATCACGATAACGCAAGAGTTGTTATTGACGCATTACAGATATAAAAATGCCCCGCGGCAACGAGGCAATTTAATTAACGAGGTGTTGAGGCAATTATATGTTACATGGCTGGATAATGCTACATCGCAAGATTTTAGATAATTGGGTATCCCAGGAACCTGAAATGCTTGCAGTATGGATCCGCATTCTTTTGGAAGCAAATCACACTGATACAAAAAGGATGTTTAACGGCTGCCATATAGAGATCAAAAGAGGTCAGTTAATCTTTGGCTTAAATGCCTTTTCTTTGAAGTCTGGAGTTTCAGAAAGCAAGGTTAGGAGGTACATAAAATTGCTAGAAAAGGATGGAATGATTAACAGGCTAAAAACAAACAAATACTCTTTAATATCAATAGTTAACTTCGATTCTTATCAGGGTGACAACAGTCAAGACACATGCAAACCACACTCTAACGACAATCAAAACACAATCAAACAACAACACCGTAATAATGTTAAGAATGAAAACAATGATAACAAAGAGATTATGCCCACAAAAAAAACGCCTGCAAAGAAAAACAAGACTAAGTTTCCTGCTGACTTCACAATAACAGAGTCAATGTTTAACTGGTTTGTTGAGAAAGAGTTTGATATTGATATTGAGCAAGCTACTGAGAAATGGGTTTTAGGTATGCAGGCTGGTGGGTATTCTTATATTGATTGGAGTAAGGCTTGGATGAATGGAATGATTAAAGCGCAAGAATGGAGTGTTAAACGATGATTGATTTTACTGCATATGGATCACAGGAATCTGTAATAGGGTGCCTGATGCAATCGGGAGCTACTAGCGAAAACGTTGAGCTTATTTCGACAATGCCAAACGACGCATTTACAGATTTGTTTTTGCGTGACTCTTTTATAGTTATTAAAAAACTTATTGAGCATGGCGAAAATACAGATTTAATGACTGTTGACGATGAGTTAACCCGGTTATGTGCTAAGTCCAATAAGCCAGTGCATGAGCAGGGGTTCCAAAGGTTAGGTAATATCCTCCACATGACACACGCCAATGCTTCATCTGCTGGCCATGCTAGAAAGCTAAAAGAGTGCTACAGAATACGAAGCATCCAAAAAACAATGCACGATATGAACGAGGCAATAAATACTGGTGCTGACATTTCAAAAGTTGCATCTATACTTGAAAAGGAAATATCGTTAGCAGCGGGTCAGGATGGCGCATATCAGACAGCAACAGCAAAAGAGCTGGTGTTGGGTTACGCCGACCATTTAGACGCTAAAATGGGCGAACTAGGGATTCGTACTGGCTTTCATGTTGTCGATAAGATGTTAGGGCGCGTTTCCGCTGGCAATATGATTGTTTTAGGCGGTCGAAGCGGCCAAGGTAAAACTGAATTTGCTTGCGCATGGGCTTTGAATGCAGCGGAAATGCAGGGTAAAAATGTTGTTTTCTTCTCAATGGAAATGAGTAAAGAGGAAATAATGGATCGCTTTGTAGCAATCAAGGCGAATATATCACCAAGCCTTCTCGATAACCCTATTGAACTTGATGCTTCAGACTGGGGGCAAAGTGCCTGGCCTCAAGTCACTGCGGCATTGTCAGCAATAGAAAACTTAGATTTGCACGTACACGACCAGCCGGATATGAAGTTGTCACAGATTAAAGCTGTGCTAAAAAAGGTTGAGCGTGACACAGGTAGACCTGTTGATATTGTGTTTATTGATTACTTGCAAAACATGTGCAGAACAATATACCCAAGTGTTTATGAATCTGTAGCAGCTAACTCAAGAGGGACCAAGCAGCTTGCAAAGGAATTTGCTATACCATTTGTTCAGCTAGCTCAATTAAGTCGCGAGGTAGAAAAGCAGAATAGAGATCCAAAACCTTCAGACATTCGTGAGTGCGGCCAGATTGAAGCTGATGCAGATAAAATTATATTCATAGTAAGTAACGAAGATGAGCACAACCAGGGACTGAAGAAGATTGTATTCGCTAAGATGAGGCAGGGCAAAAAAGGCGATGTAGCCATAGGATTTAAGGACGGACATTTTCACGATACAGATCAATCCTACATGGACGATGACGACATTCAGGAATATAGACAGTCATCAGCTAAAAATGAACGAAAAGAAAAAACTCAACAGGCTTACGGCTCGCTATCGAATAAAAAATGGTAATTAATCACAAATAAGTGTTGACTATAGTATCTAATTTGATATTATTAGTTATCGAAACAGAACGGAGTTTATGGTAATGAAAAAAGCGGTTTTCTTATTCGACTATACAGGAATAATGGCCAAGCCTTGGGCTGATGCAGGATATCTATGCTATTGCTTTGATGGTCAGCACAACCAAGGCGTAACTAAATCAAATCATCAAAACATCTTAAATGTCGGCATGTGGTTTGATAACGATGGACTTTATGGTGTAAACGATTCGGACATAAATAAAATAAAAATCATTACTGGCAATGATGTTTCATTTGTTTTCGGCTTTCCTGAGTGTACCGATTTAACCGTGGCCGGTGCCAAACATTTCAAGTCAAAAGAAAAGATTGACCCAAGGTTTCAGTTTAAAGCTATGCAGCTCGTTTTCTTAACCAAAAACCTAGGTGAGTATCTTGGTTGTCCTTGGGCGTTTGAAAACCCTGTCGGCGTTATTAGCTCGATGTGGAGAAAGCCTGATTTTAGTTTTAACCCTTGCGACTTTGGCGGCTACTTGCCAGAAAACGACGAAAACCCTTTGTACCCTGAAGTGTACCCGCCAAGGGATGCTTACTGGAAGAAAACTTGTATATGGCATGGCAACGGCTTTGTTATGCCTGAGATTAAGCAGGTCGGCGGCGACGGTCAAGATTTGGTAAACGGTAAGCTACCATTTAAAAATGAAGCTTACGAAAGGCGCAGAGCCTCTTTTGACGGATTTAACGGCAAAAGAATTGACACGGTAACAAGAGAACTTAAATACCCGCTTTATACGGAAGAATGCTTCCCAATAAAACAAGATAATCCAGGCTGGAAGCATTGCGGCGGTAAGTCCCTTAGAACAAAAAACATTAGAAGCGCGACACCAAGAGGATTTGCTAAGGCAGTGTTTTTATCAAATGGAGCAATCAATGAAACCAATTAAACAGTATTTATCGCAACACAAATCAACCTATGCAGCAGCCAAATATCACCAGGTGGACGCCATGCAGCTTCACAGATTAAAAGATAGCGATGCGATAGTAGATGAAGCAGGTCAGGTTTGGATTAAATCAAAGACCGTACTTAAATTAGAATAAAAGGACAGCAGCATGAGCAATTCAATGCTACGAGATTTAGCGGAACAGTTTGGGCACAGCACATTTATCGGTACACCATGCAGAACTTGCGACAACAAAGTGAGAATGGTTAACGAGCGTTATCATTGCATTGAGTGCCATCGTAAGCAGTCTAAAAAATACAATAGACTAAACATGGTGGAGCGCAACGAGAAAACTAGAAATTGGGCGATAGCTAACGCTGAGTATATTAAAAACGCAAGATTATCACTTAAAAATAATAAAATTGGAGCTTAAAATGGAAGTTAATAAGCCTAAAAAGAATTGCCATAACTGCAAGTTTGGTCAATATGAAACTGATGGCGAATATGGAGAATACACTTATTTTATCTGTGAAAAGCGAGAGGATGACGGATACAACGGTCTTGAGAAAAATCTCTATAGATCTAGCTACTTAGAAAAAGCTAAAGTTTGCTGCGAACTACGTATCGATGTTAAGTGTATTTGTTGCGAAGAGGTCGAGAGGCTTGCTGAAAATAGTAAAAATTACTTATGCTTCCCATGTTGGGTTGACAAAGAGGAGTTTGGACAAAATAACCCATGAAAATAGAAATGATAAAACATGCTGACGGTTATGCGCCAGTATCCGACCTTGAAGCGGATAGGATTAAACGCTTCAAGAATGGCGAGCAATACACTGTTGAAATTAAGCTAACCAGAAACCCAAAGTTTCACCGCATGGTTTTCGGATTCTTTGGATTCTGCTTTCAATATTGGTCAGCCAATCAAGCCGGACTTGAAAACATGGACGAATACGCACAGCTAAACACGTTCAGAAAGCATCTGACAGTACTTGCTGGTTATTTCGATACAACCATATCAATTGACGGTGGTTTGCGAGTAGAGGCTCGCTCATTGGCTTATGGCAGCATGAAGCAAGAAGAATTTGAGTTGGTATATTCTGCATTGATTAACGCAGCGATTAAAAACGTATTCAATAACACGACTGACCAGGTTATTTTAGATAAACTTTATTCGTTCTTTTAACTATATTTATATTGCTATAAACTTATTTTTTATATATGATTTCTGTGTCGATAATAATTTAGGGTAAACCATGAAAGATTCGAAGTTATACAAAGATACAACCGAGCGTGTGCGTAATGCATGTGCAGCCGGGGTTAAGATGACTCATCTGGTGCGTGAGACTGGCGTGAATAGCTTCCGTTTAGGTTCAATCGCTAGTCAAGGTAAGAAGTCGTACCGATTCGAGGCAAACATCAGTGAGGATGAATGCCATGCAATTAACAAAGCGCTAGACGCTATCAAAGGGGCTTTCTGATATGGAAAAGTTTACTAAAGGCCCGTGGAATATCATGCCAATTGAGCATGATAAGGAATATGTTAGAATTAGAGGTGGCTCGCTTGGTAGTCGGTTTAAAATATGCAATGTGATAGATTTAAAAGTTCATCACGACGAGTCTAAGTGGTGCCAATATGAAAGATTCGAATCTATGTCGAATGCCCACCTAATCGCAGCAGCTCCAGAAATGTATTCAGCACTAAGACTTATATCTGACCTATCCATTTTAAGTGAAGATAATGGCCTGTCAGATTTAGTTGATGATTTACTAGCTAAAGCAAGGGGTGAGTCATGTGGGAAATAAACGGGCCTATGCGTAATTTTACACTTGGTAAACCCTACAAGGCATTGTCAGAGAATAGCTTCAACGTAGCTTTGCGCAATAACAATGATGATGTTCAATACGTTGAAAAGAAACATTTAATCGAAATACCAAAGCGACGATGACTATCGATATAGATTATCAGGATGTCGAGGCTATAGCGGCTATGAGGTACGGTAGCCTTGACGATGCTGCATTCGCAGATGCGTGGCTGGTAATGTCTCACAATATTTACGCCAGCATGATTATAGCAGCTGATGTAGTGGATGACTTTTTAAATAGGACAGTGTGATGAAAGTTGTTAGCGATAGTGACAAAGAGTTAATAGTAAAGTTTTATACCGAAGATGGCGTAAGCATGAAGAATATAGCAGCATACCTTCTTCAGGTCGGGCGACCGATTGATGAGTCGGTGATATCAAGGATACTAAGAAAGAAGGGGCTAACCAGGCGCAGAGGTGTTAACAGAAACTTTGCAGCGATTCCAAATATAGAAAGCATATACGCAAAAGCTTTGCGATTAATGAATTCAGGTTTGCAATGTAGATAGGATGGTGTATTATTAATTGGCATGCTGTCCGCAAGCAAACTCTTGGCCTCACTATCGTGGGGCATTTTTTTATTTGTTTATTGTGAATGCAGCGTAAAAAACGCCAGCAACAATTATCCCGATAACACTTCGAATCATCCAGTCTCGCCCCTGCCTTATTGGCTCATCAGCCGCAACATAAAGCTTAAGCTTAAGAGTATCAGCTTCTAAAGCAGCAAGCCTTGCGCCATAATCACTCTCTCGCTGCTCCCTCGACTTGTCTCTTTCGTCACGCTTAATATCGCACTCGACAAGTCTGTTTATGTTTACCGCCAGCTTATCCATAGTGACATTGAGTTTTTCGTGACTCGACTTAAAGTCATCACGAACAGCTATAAACTCACGCTGTAAGTATTGGACGCGCTGTGTCAGCACTCTAATATCACTTTCTTCTGGCATTATGTATGTTTCTCACTAGGTTTCGTTTTCTTATTGTACCGCAATAGCAATCAATTATGCAAAATGCAGCTTGCACGAGCAATGATGCAGCGTATGTTATCAATGGAATTATTAAGCTTGACGATACAGATTCTCCACTCCACATTTGTGCAAATAATAGCAGCATGGATACATGTAGTGATAAATTCGTAATTGCAATACAGCCATGTCGAAGTCGTTTCATAGTTGTAAGCATCCCAGGCCATTAATCCATTAAATAAGGCCATAACGAACAAGGCCAGCATTACTTTAAGTTTGTCTAATAATGGTACAACAAAAAGATATATAATTGAATAAAATACGTGCAACTGCCATCCGTTTATGTTGTCGTAAATTACCGAGTTTGAAACTATCAGGCATGCTATCAGGCACAAAAAAGACAACCGAAGCTGTCTTTTATTTGATATAACCATAGCAATTATATAAGCGTATACGAAAGTTAAGTTACTTACGTTTTGGCTTAGTGGTGCTTGCAGGTTTCTCGCGAGGCTTTTGGTTAGCGCTTCCCATAATTCAAAGTACTCCATAATATGCCCTTATTGGCTAGTTTAGTTTAACACTATTTTTTAAGTCCGTTTAGTATTTGTGTAGTAAAGTAGAACACCAGGACAATATTAAACGGTTCAGTGATGTTTAACGCGATGAATGCGGACACATCAGCAGCGAATACAGTTCCAGCGTTTAGCGTTCCATCTAGATAGAATCGGCCAACCATTGAGCCAGCTAGCCAAGATAAAATAAGAATAACCCAGACAACCATTATGCACATGGCAATAAAGCGCCTTGCCGGGCTTTGGTGTTTAGTTGCGCTTTGGTAGTCTAGCACATACTGAGCTTTTTCTTTTGCAGTCCAATCTGTGCCTGCAAGTTTATCAACGATTTTTAAAGCTGAATCTGCTACACCACTAAACCCAAATATTGCTGCTAATTTATCCCACATAATTTACACCTCTATTTGATAGTGTGGCATATCGACAAAAGACTTCCAATCGCCACCCCAAGTTATTTTAACATCAAGCTCGCTCGCTGCTTGCTTTATTGCTTTAGCAACTAACCTAAATCTAGCTGTATCATTCCAATCAACTGGGTATGGTATGACATCAACAGCTTGTCCGATAATGTGCCTGCTGTTCATTGTGCGGGTTTTGCCGTCTTTAAAAAGTTGTACCTGTCTTTCTTTTGTGCGTAAGCCTTCGATAACAGTGAAGTCTACATCAGTTATTTGAATTGCACGCTCAACAACGCGAACCAAGTCAGCGTTAACGCCAGCAAGGTTTGATTTACTTCTGTTGCCTAGTGAATATGCCATGATGAACTCTTTTAAGTTAATAGGCTGGTTACATGCGTTTGTTGAATGCCAATAAATCAGGATGATTATCAGGATAAACAACGATAAGCTTGTGCTTCATATCTGCGAATTTGTAAACGTCTTTACTTAGGTTATCAAACACATAGTCGTTAACTTTTAATACCATATGCAACTCATTTGATTGAGTGCGAACAATGACTAAATCGCCACCAACAACCATCCTCACCCATAAAGCATAGTCTTCACAATCACCAGTCAATGATGCAGCCCATTTATCTAGCTGCCCATATTGCTCTTGGTCGCTAACATAATGATGCAAGTCTTGCGCGAAACTCTGAATACGATTGTATTCAGTTAGTTCATCAGCATGTGATGTAAATGATGCTAAAACCAATAACGCTGCTGCAATTAATTTCATTTTGTTAACTCCAATAAAAAAGCGACTATTTACTTATAGCCGCTTTTTTTTGGTTTGTAAATGGATTTTCTATAACTTAATCACTAAGGAATAACAAACATGTTTACAAAAGTTGCAGGATTGCCGCCTACAGTGCACAGCTTGCTATAAGGCAGTCCTGATGCTGGGGCTGTAGATAGCTCAACTACATCCCCGCTATCATACTGACCGCTTATATCGCCAAAGCTGATTATTTTGTGAGTTGTTCCATAGCTAACCTCTATAGCATCGATAAATATTTTAGCGTCAATACTACTTGTTGGGTTTGTGTTCAAGCTAACCTGCCCCGCTCTGCCTCTCAACGTTCCGCCAACCTGATACCACTCCCACGCATCAGTCAGATCTGCCCTGTCTAAGTAATCGCTGCCGGCATATAAAGACACTAAGCCGGTTGTCCCTGTTTTTTTGGCTCTAAATTTAACGTTTATTAACTGGTTGAATTTTAAAGGGTCAAATCCTTTCACCTCAGTTCCATATCTAGTTGAGCTTAAGCGGCACACCGTAGAGTTACCCTGACCTGCCAGCGACATAACCTGCTTTGATACGTTAATTGATTCTGCGTCACGCTCAAGCCTGCCGTCAACGCCTGCTTGAGCTGCTGTTATTATATTTTTGTTTATTTGATTGCTTAATGAAAACCCATTTCCGCCATATATTTCAGGGTATTCTATATCCATTGGTGAAGATGAGCTTACATCAGTTGTTACATTAAAGTTTGTATAATCACCGCCTGTATTTATTACTTTACTGTCTCTTATTGATAAAGCCTTTGCATCAACGATACCAACGCTTTCAACTAGATTTATAGCTCCGCCAGTAGGCGAACTCATATTCAAGCCTCGAGATGTAATGCCATTTGATTTGCCGATTTTAAAAACAGACTTAGCCTGTTGCGCTTGCGACACCCAACAATCAACAAAGTTAATATTTGCGCAGCGCCAAAACACGTTAGCTTTAGACAAATCAAAAACAGCATTTAATGCTCTTGTCGAGCCGTAACCATCACGCTCTGCCACTTCAAATTTAGTTCCGTAAAACCAAACATGTGACACCGCTGAGTTTGTATCTGACGATACAGAAACCATAGGACCATCAATCCACTCAACTCTCCCACCGATAAATCTAATGATGTTATTTGATACGTCTACAGTTGGGCCGAACACTACACCGCCCTCTTGTCCAGCTACAGTTCCACACTTAACAACTCTAATGTTGTCAAATTGTAGATCCTCTCCTTTGTTAAAGTAAACGCCTGCACCTTTGAAGTTTCTGACCGCTAAGTTTTTACCGTAGCCTTGTGACCATCTTTTTACGACCAAGCCGGCAGTATTAACACTTAGGTTGTCGCCGTAAATGCAAAAATCTTCAAACGCCCCACCCTGCCAAGTGCTCGCATCTTGGCCGACTGAAATTACATAATCTTGGTTGTCAGAGAAAGGTTTTAGCCCACACAAGTCACCAGAGTCAGAGACTTCGTTTGGCGAGCTAGTCCCTCTCAGTATTAAACCATCGTGATCGCCATTCAACTCAACACCACTTACAGCATATAAATCGTCAAACTCAAAAACATTGCCATCAGCAACTGCGACTAGAGCAGCTTTATCAAACGCTAGTTTATTATCAAGACCACCTTTTACTCCGCCAAAGTATGAAATATATAGACTTGTATAATTAACCCGAGCAAAACACCCAGCACCAGCCCCAGTCCAATTCAGCAAAGAAGACAAGTTAACCTGCGATCCATCCCAAGCCGCAACAGCTTCTGGCGCTATTACAGTGCCGCCATTGTGATCTGCTTTATCTCTGCTAGCGTCATAAATAAAATCACCGCCACCGACCGTAGTGCCAGCGTAGAAGCCTGTTACTGAAAATGATTGACCAGTTACCGTTGGCACAGATAAGCTTTTGATGCTGCCTACGGTTATCTTTGAGTTATTTAAAAATCTAGCGTCGGTGGTTATGATTGATTGCCAATCAGCATTACCAACGGGATTCGTGCCGGCGTTTACAGTTAGCGGGAAAGCGCTCGCTCCAATGTACTTATAGTAAGATGAATTGGCGGGGGAGTTTGGTATTAATATATTCTTTCCGTCAAGAATGCCGCCCTCGGCAAAAGTAAACTCAGCAATGTTGAATCCGTATGAGTCAAGCACCTCTGGCAGTACTCGCTGAACTTGGCCTGTAACAGCATTTGTGGCTGTTGGTATATTAGCGCCACCAGCCAAGCCACCAACTTTACCTGTGATGACTTCGCTATGAAATGTGTCGTGCTTCTTTGCTGCTTCTAAGTCAGCAACACTAAGTAAATCTGCCATTTGTAAACCTCTTTAAATTAAAAAGCCATTGCTAAAACCATTGCTGAATGCGCTAACAGATGCGCCATCACCGTCAAATAAGTACACACCAGGGTGGTAATTTCTACCTGTAATCTTTACCGTTTTATTTTGCTGAGGCTCTATTGTACTCGGTACTATCATTTGAGCCAAATGCCTAGCCTCGTTACCAAAGCTAAACTCTGTTTTTAGCGCGCTATTTGCAGTGTAAATTTCTTCTGCCGGTGACGATAACATTAAAACCGTTCGAGCGTTTGCGCCTGCAACAACTTGGATAACTTCAACTCTACCATCTCTCTTTTTAAGCTGGATGTAATGCTGGTCGCCTGCTGTAAATTCTACCTCTTGCGATAGCGTTAATGTTAAACCGTTTTTGGCCACAATATAACCATCATAAGATGCAACTCTTGAACCTTTTACAACGCTAATTGCTTCACCTGAAACAACGTAGATACCTTCCTCAGTCGCAGTAAACTCTACAGCAACACGGTTAAGCAAGTCACGCTGCCTAGCTCTATGCGCAAGCCAATACGCCTGCTGATAACTCCTTACTCCCTTGGATTCAATCTTTCGCGGATTTATACCGCCTTCGCCTGGAATGTAAATTGTTTCCCGAATGTTAGTATCTGGATCGATGTAACTAAACTCTACCGAATCTTTTGCATCACTCCCAAATGAGCGAGTCCATTTCTCGCTTCCAACCTTAGACCTGTGGGTAAACACCATAGCAGGAAGTGTTGCAGGCTTATCAAAGAATAATCGAATATCATTACCCTCTCGATAAACGGTGCAAAATGCAGCATTGGCTATGGTCTGACATATCTCTTGTGCAGTTGTTTTTCCATCGTCAAAAGTATAGCTGAATTGTCCCGCGCTAACATCGTTAAAATACGACTCTATTTCGTCCTGAACTTCTAGCAGTTTATCCATGCTATCAGTACTCATGTTTAAGTTACCTACAAGTGGATCTCTCATCATCCTGATTAAGCTTTGCACCGCTTGAGTGTTGGCAGATAAAACAGTATCAAACACGCCATTGCCAAGGTATTTGTAAGCCATTTCGGTTGATAGCACTTTAAGCTGCGGCTGCTTAATCGATGTTGCCTGAGCGGTTGCTTTACGCTTAGTGTGAACCGTTGTTAGGTTTCCGTAATGAGGCGTTAAATCTTCAATCTGACCGTACAAGTCGTTATATGTGAGCGCGTCTACTACAGTGCCATTAAAATCAAAATCAACATCGCTAGACCTTCTCAATCTAACCCTTACTGCTGATTGCGTTGGCATATCAACGAATATAGACATGCCGACTTCCTCACGAGTTTTATCGTCAAGCGTTTTGATTGCTGAGTTTATTGGGCCGTAAGGGATGCCATCATCACCGACTAACTGCCAATTCATCTGCACCATTGCACTACTTGACGCAATAGAGCTGCTACTCGATGGTGAGCGATACATACCCTGCCTAGCAACCACGTTAGCTACAATTCTTTTTGGTTTAATTGTGCTTATTGTAACCCAATCTGTATACCCGACGTCGGCCATATTTTCAGGGATAATCCTAGCGCCTTGATTGTTTGGTGTCATAGGCGCGCTTCCGCCCGCTATCTTTTGCCACTCTATTAAGGATATTCCAGGCGATATGTCAAATGTTATGCTTAAATCTGTTGCCGTTCTTACAGTATAAAACCCGTCTAAATTGGCTGTGCCAGACTCTATGCCACTAAGTATCACAACCTGTCCAACTTCAAACAGCTCATTAAAAGAAGATCCGCCAGTTGAATCTGTCAGTACGCCAACAGTTCCATCTAGTGTGCATATTATTTCTACATCAACAAACCTAAGTATGTATTCGTTAGGCGCTCTCAATTCTAGGCCATCAACACTGTTTGATCTAACGCCAATAAATAGTGGTTCATCTATTTGCTCACCGATGATTAGTGATGGAGTTGAGTTATTTGGGCTAGTATAAGGGTCAAAGAAATTAGCGCTTGAGCCTGTAACAGTGCTTAATAGCGTGTCACCGTCCAGCACGCCTGATACTGGAGTTTCGACATTTCCACGAGCAACATAGTAATACCCATAATCAAACTGCTTATTGGTTTCGTCGTAAATACTGTAAGGCTGCATTAAGTCGCTTGGTATACTTTGCACTGTGCCACAAATGTCATAAGCCCTTGCGTATGGTCGCGGCTTGTTAGTTCTGTTTGTTAAAGAGTTGTTAGCGCTAACTGCCTGATTATTTGCTGATGGCAAATCTATTGATGGGGTTAGATACTTAACCGCAGCAACGCCTATAACAAGAGATACAACAGCAATTGCAGCGGCTACGAATCCGCCTGGCGATTCAGTAATAATAAATTCACCATCAAGCAGCATAGCGTCAAAGTCTTGACTAATATCTTTACCGCCAGATATACACCTAAATGGAACTCCATCAGCGATTTCGTTAACAATAAATTCCATCGGATTAGGGTATTTGTTTATTACTGTGTTTTTAAATTCGCCATTTTCACAACGAACGTAATGATTTATTATCGCCAAAATTCAACCCTCTCTGATTTCTCTATAATAGATTTTAGCGTGTCTGTGCGAACTTGTCGCGCAAATCTATCACAATGGGAAACTATGCCGTCAAGATAAACTCCAGAGTGCCAAATCAAGCGTTTGCCGCGCTTGGACGCAATCAGTACAGCACAGTATTCGCTAGGCTCGTTATGTTGCTCAAGCCCTTTACTGTTATCGTGAGCGTTAGTGAATGTTTCATTAATAAAATCAGGTGAAGTGCAATCAAACTCAGGCGTTTTTAAACCAGCATCAGCACGAACATTGCGCACATGATGCCAGCAGTTGTGATTAATAAAGTCGTATGCAATACCTGTGTAAACACCAAGGGGGTTCATGCTAGTAGGCCTCTTAATAATGGACATAGAGTTGGAGTTACTATTAGCCCAGTGCCTTTGTTGTTTATTCTTGGCGCTGATACTGTAGCCGTAAAAGCTCCTTTGCCCTGATTAATGTCTTGAGCTTCATATTCGACTGGCCCCCAAGCAGGGTGTGACAAGTCAGATATTAGATAGATTCTGAACGTAAGCAACGGTAGCGTTTCGTTTTCAAGCGGTATTCTATCAAGCTCACTATCAAGTTCATTAAATGGATCTGCTATTGTCATTGTAGCTGACTGACTCATATCAGCATTATTTGCCGCTCCTTTTGTGCTTATGTTTGCAGGTTCGAAAGTCACCTCTGTACCATTTTCAAGAAATGCCGTGAGCGCCACTTGGTCGCTAACGAAGTAATATCTCTTACTCATTAGTGGGTGGTAGATTTCCCAGGTGCCAACGGCTATCTCGCCATCAGGGTTGGAGGCCAGCTTCTTTCTGTAAGCGGCTTTTACTGTTTCGGCAGTCATTAGCTTGGCTCCGGCAAATCATTAATAAACATTGGCGAAGTGCAATACATTGCATAGTAATCAAGGAATGCTGGCAAGTTCTCACCATACTCACCATAAAGCCCAAGGATAGAATCGTTGTATTCAGAGTCATCTTGAACACTAGTGCGCTCTGCTGTCGCTGTAAAAGTGATATTCCAGAAAACACCATTCTGTGTATTTTCACTAATGTTACTTGTTATCTGGACGTTATGCGGTTCAATCCCTGCGCCCGTGTCGTGATTCATAATAAACGAATCTGCACCACCGCTAATCTTCTGTATAAACGCCCAGAAAGCAAGCCTGCCAAGTTTAGATACTACTAGCGCAACATTGATAGGTACTGCGTCATAGTAAGTGTCACGCCCTTGACGGGGTAATCCGCCTTGGACGTCAGACCGCCATATGTTGCCGCCTCGTGTTTGCCCGTAGCCTTTGTTAACTATTGGCTTGAGCTGAGAAGGAAATACCAATTCACTCATATTAAAACCCCGGTTGATTTGCTGAAGCCTTTCGAGCCTTGGCTATTGATGAGTCTTGATTAAGAAGGCCGTTTACAACTTCTTCTTTAATCATTATTCTAAGCATCCCTTCGTTATCCATTTCTGTTGATGCATTATCTATTCTGCCTGTTGTCTGGTTTATAATGGTAACACCAGCTACACTACTTCCGCCACTTTGCCCCATTATATCCTTCATTTGAGCTGCTGTTTTAGCTATAGAGTTGCCAGCAGGCACGATAACCTCGGCTTTGCCACGCTCAGCCATTTGATAAGCGCTACCTCCTCGCATGTATCCACCCTGCTCACGCGCCCCAGATATAGCGGCAACGTTTGCTAACCCTGCTGCTATTGCTAAACCAGCAGCAGCGGAACCAAGTGCAGGGCCAACGATAGGTATTGAAGCCATAGCAGCAAACGCGCCAGTCGCAGCTTGATAAGTGTTAATAGTAGCGGTAACGATTGCAGAAGCTTTATATAGATCGTTTTGCTCGCCAAGCGTATTCTTCAAGTCGGCCGTCATATTGCGCTGACCTTCGATACCGTCGTCAATTATTTTTGACTTAGCGTTAGCAACAGCTATCTCGGTGGCTATTGACTCTTTTCTTGCGTCGTCACGCTGCTTAGCTTCAGCATCCAGTATATTGTTTGCTATTTCAGCTCTAGACAATACCGCGCTAGTTTGTATCTCAGTCAATGAATCTTGATACTCTTGCTCGCTAACTAATCCCGCTAAATAAAAATCCGCTAAAACTTGAGCCTTATCTCTCTGTTGGGTTTCGATTAGCTGTTGCTCATTAAGGTTAGCTTGTCGCAATGTCTCAATATATGCTGCAGCAGCATCTTTGTCGCTTTGGAGTTTGTCAGCTTTTACCTTTGCATCATTTCCAGATACCTTGCTAGCCTCATTTCCTATTCCGCCAATAGTGCCGCCAGACCTTATTTTTGCTAGTGATAATTCCTTTTCGGCCTGCTCTTCTAGTATCTTGTTTTTCTGCTGCTCAAGCTCGTTCAGTCTTTGCACTGCATCTTGATATTTACCAACCCTAACAAAGTTTAGAGGGTTGTCGTTCATGCTCCTTGACATCTTGTCGTAGCCCTTTTTAACACCGTTTTCAATAGTGTCAGCAAGGGATTTCATCTGCGCATCAATCTGCTTTACAGACTGAATATCAGCAGCCTCGTTAAACGTGTTAATGAAATCGACAATGGTATTTGTGGCATTAGGGACGACGCTTATCACCGAGTTAAAGAAGTCATCCATTGTCGGTGCTAGCGTTGCTGATATTGCATCACTGGCAGTGCCAAATGCACCAGTCAATAAGCTGAACGATTCGGCTGTTTGTTGCAGTTGTGAGGCTTGCCCACTGGTCAAGGATATTTCTTTGTTAAGCTCAGAAAATCTAGACTTTAAACTATTTATCACCTTTCCGTTTTCTGCAAATGCCCCTGATGCATATTCAAGATCGTTACTCATCGACTTCATAACGAATGACATTTGGGCGCCCTGCGTGCCAGCGTCCTCCATCGACTTGACCATTCTCTGAATTGCATCTTCTGGTCTAAGCCTTTGCAGTTCGTTAGCCAGCGACACTGCATCTTCCTTCGTCATATTCATAACGTCTGCGAAGTCTTGGAATGGCCCAGTACCGGCAGCAGCAAACTCACCTAACCTCTCGCTGACGTCATTCATTGCGTCTGCTGTGCCTTTTGCGTCAACATTGTACTGCTTAAATACAAATGACAGTGCAGCGAAATCTTCTCTGGTTGTCTTGGCAGTTCTAGATAGGTTTGTTAGCTCACGCTGGCTTGATGCAGAGCTAATAACCATGGCCGTCAGAGCTGACGTAGCTATGGCAACCGAAGCCCCAACGGCAGCGATTACTGGGCCAGCAGCCCTTGCTGTTTTGGCTAACTGAAGACTGCTCTTGTCAGCTTTGTTTGCTGAGTTGCTTAGCCCATCAAGCTCTCGGTCTGTTTTTGCTACACCAGTAGAGCTAACCCTAACTATAAGTGATGCTGTGTCGCTCATCTATGCCTCTCTCATTTCAAATATCGCATCAATCGACATAATTATATCGACCTCGCTTTGTGTTGGTTGCCAATCGACTAATCTTGTGTAGCTTTCAACTTCTGCATATTGCAAAGGCTGCCGCGGTATTAATGTAATTGCGTCATCGCCTACAGCTCGCCCAAATCGCAATCTTTTGTAATGTGAGTATATCGGCCACATATCATCATGCATTGTCGGCGTGTCGCGCTCAGCTTGCTCTGGCGCATCAATAACACCCATAGCTACCAATGCTTCATTATGCCCTGCTGAAATGGCATCAAACTTTGTCAGCTTTTGTTTTTCACCAAACTCCCACCGACAATACTTAAGCAGGGCATCTACTTTTTTGCGTGTGCTGCTGATTGATCCTTTAATGCGTTAACAACCTGGTTAGCCAATGCGAAATATACCGGAGCAGAAAACGCCTCTAATGATGCACTGACATTCTTTGGTGTAAACTTGTCGTCAAAGTCCCACGATTCGATTAGCTCGGCAGCAAAGGCTTTGTTGATAGTTAGCATTTCAATATCTAAAGTATAGTTGTACTCGCTAAAGTTTTTAGCAGCTTCACACTCGTCATATAAAGCCTTGTTGCTTTCTTCAAACTGTTTAAGCATAGCGGTAACTACGCGCTGATACTTGAATTGTGCTGATACTACATCTTTACTAGTGCAATCTTTAAGTGTGATAAAGTTGCCTGATGGTGTGCCGTCGCTTCGTAATACTTCGAATTTGCGCGCATCTTCAATAACTGTTTTAGCGTAAAGGTCTGATAGTTTCATTGGGTACTGTCCTGTTGATAAATTGTTCTTGTCATTGTAGCGTTTTGCTGATTTACATAATAGTTAAAATAAAACTTGCACAATATTTATGTTGGGCGTATTGTTTGGTTGTCGAAAACAAAAGGGCAGCAATAATGAATAAATTACAGCAAGCACAGCATGAGATAGCAAGTTTACGCGCATGTTTATCTGTGGTCATATCAATAGCTATGGTTATCGGTATTGCAGGCGTAGTAATGGCGTTCGAGCTTTTATCTATGTATGACGCTATAGAGGGAATATGTTAATGAAAACACCACAAGAGAAAGCAGCAGAGTTATTACCATTCGTTCAAGCTTTAGCTAATGGCGAGAAAGTAATGCAATCTGTAGATAATGGCGAAGAACTAGATAGTAACGGAAACTTTATTTACGGCTTAACATATTCAATCAAGCCAAAGATGATGCTGGTTAATGGTTTTGAAGTGCCTGAGCCTATGCGTGTTAAGCCTGATAGGCATAAGATTTATTACACTCCACACATATTAGCGCCAACGCTTTTCTCTCAAGAAACTTGGTTTGAAAACAATAGCCATAAAACTTTATTTTGCAAGGGTATCTGCCACTCAACTAAAGAAGCGGCAATAGCACATGCTAAGGCGATGCTTGGGATTGATCCGAAGGTGGTGGGTGATTAAAAAACAAAAGCCCCATCCGTGGGGCTAGTTTCTTTACGGGTAAGTTAAGCGTTGAATAGTGATTGATGATACCAATGGTGAGCCAGTTGCTTGGCCTGATATGGCTAGGGTTACAGATTCGCTTCCCGAAATTTCTGGCGGTGCAGCAGTAATGCGAGCAGCATGCAAGCTAAACGACATTGCGCCAGACACGCCGCTTAGGATGCTTGAAACTTCCACGTCAGTCTCATCTAAAAACTTATTCAACATTGTTAAGTCGTATAACTTAGCGGCCATGCTGAATGTATTCATAGCTCGGCCACGCTCAACAAATGCAACTGAGCGATTACCCAGCTCAAACTGCGCGCTAGCTTCGTTGTCGTTAGTGATGGTAAACGAGTCAACCAGCTTTAAAGGTGTAACACCATCGAATAGTGAAACATCTACTGATGCGAATGGATCTGCTGTGTAGCTCACTGTAAATGTTGAACCTGCTGGTAATGCCGCTAGGACTTCCTGACTCAAACCGATAAACGGTAATGAACCGGTAACCATAGCGTTAACCGCTTGCTCAATAGTAAATCCCGTAAACTCAACACCGCGGGTAATAACGTATGCGTCAGGGTTACCGCACTTACCTTTAAACCAAGTTAAGATCGACACTGATTTACATAAATTACCAGTTTCTAACTTATCGCCGGTCATAAAGTCAGTAGTAACACCAGTCTCATCTTCTAGCGCTAACTGAATACCTGAGCCAGTAACGACTAAAGCGGTAACGTTAGTGACGAAAAACGGTTTAGAGTTATTGCCTGTCAAACCTTCAAAGTAAATCAGTGCGCCAATTTCAACGCCGTCAGTGATGAAGCTACCCGCGGCGCGAGTGAATGTTTTAGCTGTAGCATCAACGGTAACCGATAATGCCGAAGCTGTTTCACCAGCAACCCAATCACTTGTCATTGCGGCGGCTAGCAAATCATCCTGCGATGACTGACTAAGCTCAATTGAGTATTCACCAGCAACTTGCTCGTTACCTGTTCGAATGCTTGACACCTCACGACCGCCATCTAGTTCAGCAGATACCAAAGCATCACGAGTGACTGATGGAATGCCGCTATTCGAGCGAAGTGGTCGCCAGCTTGGCGACGTAGGCGTTACACCCTGTATCACTTCTGGTACGTAAAATTGTGCGGTAGTAGCCCCGCGAAACGGTTGTACAGCCATAGTTATAACCTCTCAGTATGTGTTTGCCATGTAATTGTGACAGGTTTAATAGCCCATCCGTTTTCAACTGTAACACGAGCCGCGCTAAAGTTAGTAATTTGCACGCATACATCGCCACGGTTTAATGTGTTGCCCGGGGCGAAATATGCGTTAAGTTTATCTTCCATTCTGTTGATTGATGCGGTGCCTAAATGTGATGCATAGTTAATATCAATCTGATAGATTCCAGATCGCTTATCAGTGAAATACAAATCAGCATCTTCATTCGGTGCTGGTATAAAGTAACCTGCCAAATAAGGCGTTGCTGTATCCGTAGGAGCGCCAATATTCTCAAGCGCTACAACTATGCTATTAGCTGTGCCGAATGCCTTTGCAGCAATATCAAGCGCCTTTTGAATCGACTCTGTGTAACCTTCGCTCATTTATAAAGCCTCGCCTGTTCGTCTAGTATTCGCTGGAATCTATCTGCATTTATTCTGACAACTCCAGTGGGAGCCTGCTTTGAGAAGCCGCCAACTGTATTTGCACCGTTACCAGGTTTGTATCCGCCAAACTCCAGGCTGTGCGCATATGGTAGATTATTCGATAAAGTAAACACGCTTGATGACATAGCGCCATCTACGTAGTTAGTAGCAGCGGCAGTAGATGACGCTCCACTAACGTCTGTGCCTTCATTAATTTCAGTTGCTGGGCTTGAGCCTGAAGTCATCCAGTTAGCGCGAAACCTGCCAGAATCAACAGGGCTTGATTTAATGATCGCACTGAACAGCTTGATAGACACGCCGCGCATCGTTTTATCAATGCTAGTGTTAGCCTTTTTTGCAAATGCTGCTACCTGCTTATCGAAGTTCATTATTTTCTACAATGTATTTTATACAGAATAACCGTACCAGTATAATCCACTTTCGGCTCACCTACAATTGACCACTGAACGCCGTCAACCTGAATCTTATCGTCGAACTTTGGAGTCTCAGCAGAAGTTACTAGCGCTAGAAAATCACCCGATTGAATAGTAGTGCCGTTAACTTGTGATGCAGAGTATTCAACAGTCACACCGACTAGCGGAACTAATACATCAGCAGCAAAGACTTCCTCACCTAATATCTCATCAAAATATGATGAACCTTTGCGCACCAATTTAATGCGACATTCTGATTCATCAAACTTGTTCAGCAATCTAGTTGCCGTGTCCTGCATTCGTTTAGCAAATCCCATTATACTGGCTCTATGGCTGAAATAACTAAAAGGGCAGTTGGGGCTAACACCCAACCATGACTTGATGTTGCTGCGTATAAACCGCCAAAATTAGTTCCAGCAGAATCTCTAATTATCTGAACAGTTAGCACATCACCAGCAGTTAGAGGAAGCAATACTCGGCTATCAAGAGCTGTAACATTATCAGCGGTAGACAACTTTGATAACTGACTAACCCCAACTTGAACACCGTTAACAAGTATTCTAGCGAACATAATACTTGTACCGCTTGCACCAGTTCTACCAAGTTGGAGCTTAATTCTTACGGCGTATGTTTCAGTTATCAAGCAAGTTACCGCACCATTGGCAGCCAGTGTGATATTCTCATCAGCCTGAGCAGCACCAAACTCAACCTGCAAAGGAACGCCCAAGCCAGTCGGTAACTGTGTAGCAGCAAGCGAATAACCTCTGATTAAGTCAATCTCACTAGCATCGGTTAACACTTCCTTGCCAAGTGATTTCAGGCCACCTGTAAAATTAGTATTTCCTGCAACTGTTTGCGTGGCAGTCTCAAGCACATTTAATGCTGAGTCTGCGTTCTGAGTGCAAACAGCTCTAACATCAGAAGGTGACACTTCTCCTTCGGTATTGTCTGGAATGTTTGAGTTTATTAGCGAAAATAAACCTGATTTAGTTAATGCCATTATCAGCGCCCCACTCTAAATTCAAAACCATTGTTGCCACATGAAACAAGTAGCGACTTTAACGCATCAAGCGCTTTGGTGATTGTTACCGTTCCGCCTGTCTTGCCATTGTTGAAATAAGATACCGCTACAGCACCTGTAACTTCTTCGCTTGCAATTGACTTTCCATCATCAGTCGCGCGAACATCTGTACCTGCACCAAATTCGGCAGCAGCAGCAACAGAGGCGTAACCAAGTTGTAGCGGAATACTATCGCTAGCAATCTCGAATCCGTAAGCGTTAACAGCGTCTAATCTAGGCCATGCCAATGATTGAGTTTGAGTTAAACGAGTGCCACCAAAACACGACTCTTGCATGTCGATGTATTGCGCACCTTGTCGAATAGCTACCTCTGCAAGCGTGTCGTCTGCTGGCAAAGTGTAACCATATGCGGCAGCGTAAGCGCGAGCGTCAACTAATGATATATACGAGTCGGCATTTGATAGCCCTGTGCCGTCTTCAACGATTAACATTTTTCAATCCTCCAATTGGGATTAATTGTTACAACCAACTAGACTTCTTGGCTGGGGTTAATTTCACGCTCTAGACAATAGTATATATTGTTGTTGCTGTGATGAGTGAATCTGCCTTTGTACTTGCGCAGCCATTGTCCTGAGCCATCACTTGTTTTATGTATTAACGTATCTATATACGCAATCTCACCACTGGTTGATGCAGAGTCGACAATGAACGATGTTGTTGACGTTGTGAGATTGCCGATTACTCTGCTGACGGTTGTAATATTATTGCTGGTGTGCTGGTGAATTGTCGATAGGGTTGTGTTGCTGACAAGTTGCATACTGCAATCTAGAGTGTTACCGCCATTAGTTGTTACCATTCTGATCTTTAGGAAATCATCTATGTTGTTTGACGTAGTGACATTAGCTTGAAGTATTGGCGCGTTGCCTTCAATCGTATGCTTGCCAGCTTTTAGATCAAATGTTACTGGCGCGCTGCCGAGATTTCTGATGTGAGAATAACCATCATAAACCAAATACCATTTCCACGCGTCAGATGAGCTATTTTTATGCCTGTAAATCCTGACCGGATTGTTGGTCATATACCTGATTACAATGTGTGACGTTCCCTCAGGATTTAATGGTAGCTCAATCTTCGAGTAAGTTACTGGCGACTGTGCGTTATCCCAAGACATTAAAGATATACTGTCAACACTAGGGTTTACGCGGTTAGTAACCATGGTTGCATCTTCAGGCCAGTTGTTTAGAATGTAAGTGCCATTACCATCAATAGTATCACCATTAATAGACTTAACTCCAAATGATTCAGATGCAGCAAGTAACGAAGACCTACCCACATTAATTAGACTCATAATCTATCGTCCTCATCTATCAAGTACCCGCCTGCGCTGGGTGTGATTCTTATTTTTGAATTTCTAGTGAACAATGAAGCTGGGCTGGTTATCGGGGAGTTTGAATCCTCTACGAATGCCAAACCCGTCCAATACTCGACAGTCAAACTTGTGCCATTATCCGGCACAACAAACCTATTTTCACACCTGTCCCCGAACGAGAACTCTTGCGCGCTTGTATGTCTAGCCATTTCAGCCTCCAGACTTGATGTATTTTCATAATAATAACACATAAAAAAGCCCCACGTCAGCAGGGCTTTTATTTACTTAGACTTTAAACCGGACTCCTCAGCAACAAGCTTTGGGTTGACTTTAGTGGCTTCTACTAAAGCCTTTCTAGCCAACATATTGCAATGGTTTAAACATGCTTGCGGTGCAAGCTCTGCCGGCTTCAAGGTTTCTTTTAGCTCAGCAATCTTTTTTTCTAGCGATTTAACTTCTTTCCAAACTGCATCATTATGCTCTAATGATGTTAATTCTTTATCTTTAGCCATATCTTTGGTAGCCATTTTGAATCCTTGATAGTTATTTTTGCCATTTTATCACTGTTTTGGTTTTATTCCAATATCGATCATTATAGCATCATGTTCAGACCAGCCTCCGCCTAACCTTCTTCGTATTGTTGGTGCCGCAATGCCAGTTATCGACGACCATTGGCATAAGTTTTTTGTAGTGCCGTTAACAGTTAGCTTTCTGTTTGTTGTTTTGTTATTGGCTTGCTCTGTAGGTGTGGCCCATCTACAGTTTTCTTTGTAATAGCCTTTATTGTTATCAATGCGGTCGATAGAAAGATCTTTACTTGCAGGCTCTCCCATATCAGCAAGGAATGTCTCGAATGAATTGGCCCACTCGTCACAGATGGATATTCCGCGGGATTGGTAGTGTGCGCTCCTGCCGTCATAATCAGTTAAGCATCTTCGCTTCATTGCTTGCCACGTGTAATACACCTTTGAGCACTCTCCAGTTCTGCGATCTACACTTTTGCCATGTTTTGTATTTTTTTCCGACCTAGATTTATTCGCGCAATCTTTGCACTTAGTAGTGTTCCCTCTTTTTATGTTTTCTTTCATGTACTCACTAACATTCCCACACGAGCACTCAGCAGTACACATTATTCTGACGCCATTACCGCTAGGTCTTTTAACAGACCATTGACTGGTTATTGTAAGCATAAAAAATCCCCTTTGATATTATCGTAGGGGATAGTGTAACACTATATCCGTTAGTTTAACAGAACAACAGACTACCCATTGGTTCTAAGGAACGCAAGAGGAACTGACTTACGTTCCCATACACGACTCCAGTTAGCTGCCGTAGCAAGTTCAGCCAACGTAGCAGACTGACCGGCAATAGACGCTGAGGTGAACTCGAAGCCAAGCGGATGGATAATATCAGCTCGACGTGAGTAAATAACTTCTTCGCCGCCACCGTTACCAGCATTAGGGTTACGACCGATTTCAGATGGAACTTTAACAGAACCCATGCCAGCAACAACAGCGCCGTTACCAAAAAGCACAGTAGTGTAAGTCACTCGGTTAGTTCCGGCTACAGCGCTCAATGAGTCATCAACGATAACGCGCAAGTTACCATAAGTCTGGAATAGCGTGTTATTGTCTGCATCACGAATAAACGTGATTAACTGTTGCTTACGTAAACGGCTGTAAACAACTGAGTGCATAGCAATAGCGCCGAAACCAGATTGATGATCGCCTGCTGTTTGTTGCGCATCAAGGATAGCGTCGTTACTGATTAGTTCAGCAGCAGATGGCGCGCCAACAGCGTCAGTGGCAATGTTAACAACCATGTCGCCAGAGTCATTCGCAACGTTATCAGCCAAAATACCCATGGTAGACTGAATTAAGCGACGTTCGTTTGTCGTAGCCCAGTACTGACCAACTCGGCCTGTGATAGCTGCAACAGGGTCTTGTAGCGACAAATCAACAGCTAAGTCCATAGTAGACCAAGACTGATTCTGTGAAGCTAGGCGATACTTCATAATGCCTTTGGTAATTTTATTAGGCGTAGAAGTATTACCAGGTACATCAGACGAATAATTAGGTTCTTGAGTTCCAAGAGGTTTGAAGAATGGAAGCTCACCGATGTTACCGCCAACTGAAGCCATTGCGGTTAAGCGCGGGTCTTCAACCATTACACCAGATGCTAAGAAAGCATTCTTTTCAATTTGCATCTCTTGCTCAGCAGCAGAAAACACAAGTGGATTGTAGATATCAGAAATTTGTACTGTAGCCATTTAAGGACTCCTTAATTTACTTTGATTGACCGCTAAGCTGTGCATACAGTTTAGGGTTTTCATTAGCTAAGCGAGATCGCTCAGTTAATGACATTGTTGAAAAATTAGCAGCCCCGCCACTTGTTTTGCCTCCGGTAGCACCGCCACCGCTAGCTGCATCCGCTTTCATTAGATGCGATATTGCAGGATGATTACTCATCCATTTCCTAAACTCGGCAGCGTCAGTTGTAATAACATTGCCGGAAAAGTCTGTGTATTGAGTTTTAACGTTTTCGCCATCAAACTCAGTTTTAACCAATTGACCGATTAAGTCGATTGATTCTGGGGCGATAAAGTCAGATGAAAACGAAGATAGTACAGCCTTCTTACTTTCACCAACAACCCGATTGGTCAACGCTTCAAGCTTAGTGGTTAAGCCTCCGCGCTCTTTGTCAAACTCGCCACGGAGCGACGCTTCAAACTTGTCAAGCTCGCCAGATTTCTTGGCGTTTTCTTGCTCAGCTAATAGCTTTGCTGCTTCGGCTTCTTTAGCTGCTAATGATGCCTGCTTCTTTTCAGTTAGCAAAGTATCACGCGACTCTTTCAAGCCTTTGGTCATCTCGTCAACTTCGGCTTGTGTGTAAGTCTTAATTGGTTCTGCTGGAGCACCGCTACCGTCGCCACCCTCAGGGCTAGCTTCGTTGTAGTACTTCATAAACATGTTGCGTCGTAACATTATAGGCCCCGCCCGTTATGTGTTAAGTTCTAGTTGATTATATGCTGTGTTTAGTTGTCAAGCAAGTATTAGCAAAAAACCAGCAATTAAGCTGGTTTAATGTTGCATCATATACGCTTCACAGCGTTTACTTTGCGCGCTAGTCATAGCCTCGTAGCTGGCAGATATTGTTCACCTTACCTTATTCAAGTTCAGTTACTATCTAACCTAGTCTTTCCCAGTGTCAAGATTTTAAATAACACCTCTTACGAGAACGTTATTTGAGAGCGTCAACACTTCGCAGTTGGCATCGTTTGATTATAATGTATCAAAATTAATTTAATGTCAACGCTTGCCTAGATATATTTTAACCTTATTGTCAGCATCTGCCATTTCTTCCAGCGTAAGCGGTCTACCTAAATCATCTACTGATAGCCTTCTAAACTCTTCAGTAGATAATCCAGCATTACGGAATATTAGCCCTTTAGTTTTGCCAAGTCGCATATCTTGGAATGATGCTGGCTGACTTTTTAGCCATCCATAATATGTGGTATCCGCTGCGACCTCTTTACCTCCATCAGCACCTTTACTCGCCCGGGTAGCGCCTTGGTCGAATATTTCGAACTCAGGTGACAAGGCTGGCGATGTAGTTGTGCGACAGAATCGATGGAATGGCGGCATAGGCTGATAGTTATCAGTAGGCTTGTAAACCTTGCCTGTAGGCCACGCAGAACACAAATCAGACGTTCTACCATCAAGCGTTACCACTAATTCATAACCAATGATAATATCGTCATTCTCTGCGTACGTTTCAAATCTAGCGGCGTTTGCCATGTGCATAATTGCATCATGTGCTACCCCTTTAGCTTCACGCTTCGATATGTCAGATAAGCCGCCAGCGCCAACAACATTACGAATAATTTGATTAGTCGATAAGCCTTGAGTAAACCCAAGCTTAACACCCATAACCAGGCGATTAACTTCATTAACACCCCAAGTATCGAGCAAGGTTGTCAGCTCGACAACCTTAGTCGCACCAATACTCACTGGCTGAAATTGTGCAGCAGCCCATACTTGGTTAACTGTAGGCTGTGTTAATTCTGCATCAATCCAACCTCCAATAACCGAGGCCTGATAATTAGCCTCGTATTTGGCAAAGTCTTTTAGTTGAACCTCAAGCTCTTTACGCCACTTACCAGCAGGTTTATTGAGCTGGCTAGCAAGTGTATTGATTAGCGTAGTTAATCGCTTAGCAGTTCGTTTATCGCTATCAAATCCAGCAACAGACTTGCGGATGATTTGCTTCATCTCGTCAAGATATGGGTTAACAGTTTTACCAGCATTAGCAGCCAGTTTAAGCGTATTAATGTGGTGTGCTAGTAACTCGTCATTTAGTGCCATTATTTAATCTCGCAAAACAGCTTGCTGAAAATTATGTAATCAATTGGGTATGCTTCATCGCAAGTTTTTATCTCTGGCATTATTCTGACAACAGAACAGAAAAGGCATGCAGCAACATACCCAAAAACAACAGACTTTATGATCCCATAGTCAAACTTCTTCATTTTGCACCCCAAAACATAAACCATACCACGAAACATGTTACCGGTATCATTGCTATCATAGCGTAAAATACTGGATTAATCGCAGGCTTTAGCGCTTGAAGATTAAATCTCTCATCAAGTAGTACCGATGGTATCCATTCGCCTGCGTGGATAAACTGATTGTTGCACTCGTCAATTCTAATATAAGCTAACTTGCCGCTTATTGTTGCAAAGTGTGTTGAGCCTGCTGGCGCGTCTTTTCTAATTCTATGTGTCACTTTGTGTTCTCCAATTCTTTTAATAAAGCATCCGCATACATAACCGCATCGTACGCAATATCTTCTGCAAGGTGATAATCTCCACTGTGCGAGCAAAGCCCTTGCATAGCCATAGCCGCAAAGTGTTCGCGCTTGGTCAGTCCGTAGTGCTGACCGTGAATATCCGACTCATCCATAACTGGCATTGATGGCATATCTGCATTTTTCATTATTTTACTACCTTATTCTTTTTAGGCTTACCATTACAGCAAGCCTTAACTGTCCGCTTGATGGTTAAATTAAACCAAGCATTATAGGTGTGTTAGCGCTTACCTTGCGCACCGTGACGACTTTGCGCTTCTGCGTGTTGTTAACGTGAGCTAACTGCCAAGGTAGGTAACTCTTAGTTGGTCGAGTATTACGCTTAATTTCTTCGTTGATTTCATCGATAGTTGTTCTTTCTGTTTTAAATGTCATTTTACTTTGCTCACTTTAGAATCACTACAAGCCGTATCGCGGCTAACCTTAGGCGCTTTAAATCCAGCATTGAACAATTCACCACCTATTTTCTCTATTGGTAAATCTGTATAACCTAAAACCTTGTTAATATCTTCAACAAACAATTCACGCTCTGACTTTTGTTTTGCTCGGTATTTAAAATTAGCAGCAATAACCAAAAGTCTTGACGGAAGCCAGCCATTATCAGTGTCGTAGCGCTCTATCTCTCCACCGCAAAGCTTGTGCCTGGAAATTGACAGAAGCTGCTCATCTGGTAGCTCGCTTAGTGGTTTGTCGTTGTTGTAGATAGTCCAATCGTCAATCAACTCAAACATACAAGACTCAAACCAATGACCAACGCCATCTAGTCTTATAGTCCCGTCAACATCAACCGCTGAGACAACACAAAGAAGAGGACCTCCGTATCCAATAAACCTTTCAACATCAACAACGCGCTTAACCTTATCACCAACTTTAAATTTACTCATCTGTCCGTCCTCTTTATTAATGTGCAATAACAATAACACAATATTAAGTTTGTGCAATATTTATTTACAGTAGGCAATAAAAAACCCTCGCTAGGAGGGCTTTAAGTTGTAAGCGTTACTTATACGTTGCTATCTGGCGCTGGCGGGATTTCACCTGTTACCGTTGCATCAAGCTTTGGTGCTGGTGCGGGTGGTTGATTGATAATTTCTTTTTCAATATCTTCATCAGTCCAATTTGTAACGCCTGCCGCCCTTAGTGCTGCATAGTATGAACGAGCTGGTAGTAATCCTGCATTGATATCAACCATCCACGCTGTACGGTCTTGAGCTGTCATCTGAGCCATGAAGAACTCCATATTCAACTCGAATACAGTGTTTTCAGCCTTAATGCCTAGCATCTCACCACACCAGGTAATGTTCTGCTTGTATGCCATCGATACGTTAATCGCAATTGTAGCCATTATCGAAGTATCTGCGCCCCGCTGTAGTCGAGCAGCTTCGGCTGTCATCTGAACCGATGGTGTGATTAGTTGAGCGCCAGCTTTAACAGCCTGCTCCTCTTTCATCGCCATCAACTCTTTAGACAGATTGCTAGGTGATGCCTGTAGTAATTCGGAGCCACCGCCATAGCCTAAGTTGTGGCCCATGCGTGAACCTAATCGGATGCCATTTTTGTTAGCTTCGGCAAACTGATTGGCATTCATGTTTTCGCCAGGATACAACATCAGTGTAGGCTGCGAACAAATAAACGCGCTTTCTTCAACATCGGCACTATTGCGGAAGTGGCCTAGGTTGATTTCGGTCAGCGTGAATAATGGCGGCTCATCAATAGTGTCGTCGTTATTGTCCGCACCGATAAATGAAAACGGAATGTATCCGATATGCTTGCCAGCAATCTTAGGTTCGATTAGCTCAAAGTCACCGACCTGCGATCCGCTAAAATCAAACCTGAATACGCGCTGTTGATATTTACCATCAACAATTTCAAGCACTCGATACTGCTCGCCGACAAGATAATCAAACTCATTGTCCAAGTTTTGGTATTCATAAGTTTCACGCAGTACAACTTGATTTAATACCTCTGTACTGCCTAGGCGAGCCTTACGCCAGCTAATAATGTTTTCTGCTGTATAGAGAAGGATGCGCGGATTTAATAGCCCTGCGTTCTGCTGAGCCTTGTTAGCTGCTGCTGTTTCCGGTGAGTCAGTTAGTAAGCCCGCTCGACCAAGTGAGTCAACTTCTTTGAGCGCATCCTGACTTTGTTGCTCCAGCCCTATACCCGCGCCATTAGCGTTTTTCATCAAGTATTCAAGCTGTGAATCTAGCGCGATTTCAGCAGGCTTTCTAGTAACTGCGCCAACCATTCCTTTTAATGTCCGGTCAACGAAATTATAAAAGACCGCACCGTCCTTGTAATCAGCCTGGCGCTTAGTTGCGTAAGCTGCGTCTGACTCGCTCGAGCCAACATCGCGAAGATACTTTTTCACCTCCGCTGATAGCACGTCGCGTACTTTCTTCCATTTTGGAGCCATTCGCGCATAGTCACGATGCGGAGTTCTTACGCCTAAGTTACTTGTTGTCATTTAGTCGGCCTTGTCATAGGTTTTAAGGAATATATCAGGCTTGCATGGGTAAAACTCACCCTTAACACCTTTGATAATCCAATCACTAGGGCAAACTATATGCCCACCTTCGAGCGTGTCTATCCATCCGTGATCGTGCATAGTTAAATCACAATGCTTACAAGCTGACTCGCCAGATATGTCGGGGCGCCTAAAGTACCGGACAATATCACCCTCCCACTCATTGGCTTTACGCTCAGCACCAGTAAATAAGCGCGGCTCACCACCTTCAAGCCCTTGTTGGTCAGCATTATAATCGTCTGGGTGATCGCCATTCTTGAACCACTGAGAGGCTTCGATAACTACTGGCTTTTTTCTGTATTGATTAGTCATTTAATTGTGTCCTGTTAGTGTTACCACATTTTAACGTTAATATGTGCGATTGGTTGATTCTTAGTAACTGCCATTGATAAGTACCTGAATGCATCAGCACCGTGAGATGACCAATCATGCAAAGGGTTATCTTTCCAGCAACCTAGGTTAACATTCCATTCTTTACGATAAGATTCTAAGCATTTTACACCCTCGGCAGTATTTTGCTCGTCAAAATAACATCTAGGCAATAACTCACGCGCTAGCTCGATACCTTCGTCGACTCTCATTATCTTGAGTACGTTAAAATTGACAGAGTATATTTTGCCGTCAATCTCGAATCCTTCACTAGCTATCTGCGTGCGACTCTTTGCCCCGCTACCGAACTCGCGATGATTCATATCATGTGGCGCATAATGCTCTCCATAGCGCCAACCGTTTGCGGCAGCCTTATCTTTTAATACCTTAAAGTAATGGCGCATACCTTCGCCGCTGTTTTCGTAATAATCAACAATGTGTATTTTGCCGCCGATATTCTGCCAAAACCAGATTGATGATGAGTCACCTACACCAATATCCCAAGCTGTGTTAACTGGTGCGTCATTAGCTGGCATTTCTCCTATGCGTTTTTCTTCGTATATCTTAGCAAACTGTTTGGCGTAGTAAGCGCCATCGATAGCCTGTGCAAATGATTCTTCTGGTGTAGATGGATACTCACGCTTCATATCATCGCCTTGAGTAGCCTCCTTTGCTGCATACCATCGCTTTTGACCATCAGTTAAATGAATATCATGCTTTGATTCAAGGTCAGTAAAGTATTCGATTAATCTATTAGATACCTCACCAGCTTCTAGTGAGTATTCAGGATCTTTCCACCAAGGGAAGAAATGAAATTTAAATTCCATTCCTGATGGTTCGCGCCCCTGGTCTTTTAACTTCTTGGCGATGGTGCAATAGTCATAATAGTAACCCTGCTTACCCTCTGCGGTACTTTCGATTGTTATCGTGCCATTCTTGCCTACTGAGTTAAACGCACCTGTAACAATCTCCTGTGCTTTCTCTGGATACTTTTTGCATATCTTTCCGAACTCCGAAACATGCAAGCTTTGAAGTGTGCCACCACGATAGCCAGTTGATACACCGATACTAGAACCATTGGTAAACACGTAGCCGTTATCTTTGTCATTCCTTGGTGTAGGCAGCCCATACCCAATCAACTCAAGCAGTTTCTTAACCTTTGGCGTAATAGCCTCATAAGCAAACCGTATCTTGTTTCTGTAAATATCCTTTGAGTCTTTATCGCTATGCGCAATACAGCCGGCCGAAAAGTTTTTTCTAAACAGGCACGAATCCAAATCGTGGATCATTTTGAACGTGGTAAAGCCTAACTGCCTAGCCTTAAGAATAATGTCAGACTGATTAGATTCTATGTAATAGCTTTCTTGCGATGAGTTAGGTCCAAACAAAACCTTTTGCCCGTCCTTGTCCTTAATGTAATACATCGTGCAGATACGGAACCACTTTAAGCGCAAGCCAGATTTAAACTCTGACTTGGTTAGCGTCTTATTGACGAACTTAGCAATTAGTGGCTTAGCATTGGCTACTTCATCAGCTTTAGTCATGTGCGCTTAACACTTCATCAAAATCATCCGAAAGAATAAGCTTAACCTTGCTGTCAGCAAACGCATTAACATTGACATGCTTACCAATTGTCTCTAAAGCCTTGTTAGCTCCATTAGCATTAAATTGATATGCAGCTGCTAAATCACCGGCTTCTGTTTTGCACATTACTGGATCGCCATTCCTATCTGTTACGGCTTCATCTTGCATGCATCTATCAAATACACGCTTAGCACTTATCAGCACCCAATCAGCGTTTATATCAACTCTTTTGTTCCTAGCGTCAACTAATTGACTGATAACTGCCTGAATATCTGGTTTCGTCAAGTTTTCGCTTGCTATTTTTGTAGCAGTCTTTTCACTATATCCAGCCCTGATGGCTGCTTGTGTAGCGTTTAAATCAACAATGTATTCTCGACAAAACGCATCTTGCTTGTCTGTTAGTTTTGCCAAAGCACGCCTCCGACGTTTATCGCCGCACCCCGTGCAGCTTTGGTTAATTGTATCAGTGAAGTGATAGAAAGACAAAAGCCTCAATTAAGAGGCTTTGTTGTTAATCAGTATATTTGCGCGAAACCAGCAGACATAGCTAGAATCGTTGCAAGTGCCTTTCTAGTTTTAGCTGGCGCTATCCACCTTTGCCGCTGCTGGTTCCTAGTGTTATCCATTAGCCATCTATCATAATCTAGTTGCTGATTATGATAAAATGCAGCCTGTTTTTTAGCTTGGTTGTTGCAATACACAAATCCCCCTTAAATAAACTTATCTAGCTGTGGCGGCTTGTAGTATTTGCCTTTGCTTATCTTGCCTTGCTTATTAAATACCGGCTTACCATCTTCGAACTTGCTGTAGTTGGAGTCGTTAACTTCACCTAGCCCACCAATGTGGTCAAACCTAAATGCGTTAGATATGCCGCATGACGTTACATTTTGGTCAAATATAGAATCTGCCAACTTGAGTTTGTCTGCACTCATAGCTACATTCATCGCAACAACATCGCACGATTTGAACGCATTGGCTAAAGTGTGCATCTGCTTCTCTTGAGCTGGCAGACCTATAGCTTCTAGCATTTCTGCTATTTCTTCAAAGTGAACACCTAACGCAATACACTTATTTTTATCTGTTGGGTTTGGCACTGCTTGCTTATGCCAATCTACCGCACGCTTTAATTCATCCATCTTTATTCGCCTTATATTTTAATTAATCTTTCTGGTTCATTTTACTCATGCGCTCATAGTTTAAGTATTCGCGCATGTGTTCTGCTTGTTTATCAGTATCGTCAGCGTCGATTGCGTCATTGTATCGCTGTAGGCATTCTGCCATTTTTCGTTCGTAGTAGGTCACTTGGTTGCCTCTAGTGCAACACTTGCAATTGTATTTTCGCTTGAATGTATTTTAAGGTGCATTCGGCAGTGAGCATCTGTAATCATCAAAGCCTCTCGCAGCATCTTGTTTTGTTCGGTTAGTTTGTCCATCTTTGACGCTACCGATTTAATCCATATGGTTGTTTCCTCCCCGTACATGCCGCCAGCAATATCAACGCCATTACCATGCTCATCACCAAGCATTGCTGCACATAGTTCGCCACATAAAATATCCAACGTTTTTAATTTAATTTCACTCATCTTCACAACTCCTATAAATCATTAATCCAAACTCACTAACCCTAATCGGTTTATCTAGCATGTAATTATCTAATGCTAGCCAAAGTATCTTGGTATCAGTGTTAGCCTGTTTTATTTTAGTTAAATCAGCAGCGTTAACCGCTGACATTATTTCCATTGCTGCAACTTGTTTAAGCTCGCAGTGTGTTGGTGGTAGGTCTATCATTTCTTTTCGTAACCAATACTAATCAGGTACTCTGCAATCTCGCCGTAGCTTCCATCGGTTGATAATTCAATTGATTTAGCTAGCTCATCAACCGCCTTTTGCTTTGGTGTGCGAGGGTCTAGCGGATTTATTTCAGCCATGTTATTGCTCATCGGGGTGGTATCAAATGTCAGATTGACCCCATTAATATTTACAACTCCAACAACACCTAGGTTGGAGTACGTCACAAACTCAACTGTTGCGCTACAGAACTCTGGCTCAGTGTCTCCGTGGTACTTTATCAACACCTCACTACCAACAGGCGGCAGCTCCCCTGCATCAGCCATTCCCTGTGTGAATACCGGTTTATCATCACTAGGCTTTACTGCTGCATCATTTACAGGGTTTGCTGATTGGTCTAGTAGCGGTCTCCACAAACCTTTATCATCATCTTGCTCAAATTTAAACTTCGGATTATCTGGCAGCGTGCTAAGCGGGCGCCATACGAATAAGGTTATAACCGCATCACCAGAGTCGTTACGGCCTCGCTCAAACCAATCAAGTGTAATAATGTCAGCGTATAACTCACCCTTGCAACCAGAGTTCTTATACTTATCACCCGATACAAACTCAACACCTAAATCTTTAAACTCTTTAACTGTTAACATTTTACTTATCTCCCTTAGCTGAATCTATAATCCCAACTTGCCCAGCAAATAACCCAGCAAACCCAAGGCACATAAACGCAAATATCTGGTGGATTATGCTTGTGGCTTCAATAAGCGCACTAAACCCACTAAACCCAAACACTATTACCATTGTTATTAATAAAACTGTTATTCTTGATTTCATTTGATGCCGTCCTTTTTGTTAATGTCACTTTATAATACAGCAATATAAATATTGTGCAATAAATATATTGCTGTTTATTGATAATTTAGATTGATTTGTTTTCTGCTACGCCGCCGAATGAGTTAGATAGCGCTATCATTAGCTCAATAATACCATTGGTAATCAGGATAAAGTCAGCATCAAGTCTAGATAGTTCGTCATCATTTCCAATATCATCATTAGCCGCCATAAACTCTTCACTGAACTTAATGCGCTTGATTGAGTTATCAGATTGCATGATAAATTCAATTGAGTCAGTAAACTTTAATGCCAGCTTATTAACGGACTTACCTTGCAATACGTGGTCTATTACTTCTTGCTCTGTTAAATCTTGATTCTTGAATTTAGCAATGTCTTTATCGTCGCCAACTAACTCAGCTTCGTTAAGCATTTCAAAACAATTACCTGCTTCTGATGTACTAACCCACTTTGTTAATACTTCCGAAACTGGTTTGTTAAATTGCAAACACACAACTGGCAATGAGCCTAAAGCCTTTCTAAGCAATGCCAATAACTCTTCGGCTTTAGACGAGCTAGAGCTATCAACCAATACCATATTAAGCTCAGGCAGGATTAAGGCGCGTGTCTGTGACTGCTTAGTGAATGCGCGGGGTAATAGCGTTGTGATGATTTCATCCTTTAGTGAATCCTTTTCCTTTTTCGTTACCTTGCGATCTTCTGCCAATTCAATAGCGCTTACCTTGCTATCTAATTCGGATTTAATAACCTGGCTAGGTAATATCTTACTTTCCTTGGTAGCGCACACCATAAAGCGACCGTTATACTCATGCGCTAACCAGCCGCCTTTATTTCCTAATGCACTAGTAAATCCAAACTTGCTAACGTCTTGACTTCCGCATGGTGAAAACTCTAAATCACTAAGCGCTAATTCTAAATCAGCTTGTGAAGTGCTGAACGGCTTATTGAATGTGTACGCGATAATATTCTTAATCATTTTGGTTTCCTTTGGCGGCATTACACCGCCATGTTATTAGTAGTTGAATGTTGTGTTAGGTACTTTGTTCTTTACTAGCAGCTTTACAGCTACCTCAGCTAAGTCGTCAGGGAAACCGGCAGCGGTATAAACCGCTTTCATGTTTCGATGAACCGTTGCAACATGCTCCTGGTTAGCGGCTAGTTTAGCTTTTTCCGCTTTTGCATCATCAATAGCTTTTTGCTGGCGGTCAATTTCAGCTTGCTTAGCCGCTTCAATATCAGCTAATCGTCTAGCCTCTGCTTTGATGGCGTCTTGCTTTGCCTTAATTTCAGATTCCGCCACAGCTTCACGTTTAAGATTTTCTTCATATGCAATGCGTTGCTGCTCAGCTTTGGCTTTATCATCGAAATACTTACCCATTAATAGCTCAGCTATTTCATAATCAGAATCGATTGCGGCTTGATCTTCTATTGCTTTCTTTCTGGCGTTTTCGCGGTCAAGTATCAACTTGCGTTCTGCGTTGTAATTGTCAATCAATACATCAAATGGCTCGTTAGCCTTGGCTAATCGCCCGTCAATGATCGCCGCTTCCTTATCAACCTGTTTGCCGTAAACCTTCTTTTTATCAATCCTTGCTCGTTCAACTGCTTTTCGCATATCAGCAATTTCAGAGGCTTCTTTTTTAATGATGCGGCGATCATCATCGTTATGCATATCAGCGACAATATCTGAATTATACTTTTTAGAGTCGGCTTCGATTTGTTGAAGCGCTTGCTCTGTGGTGATATCGGTAAAAATAGTAACTTCGTTCATTACGCTGTCCTTTTGTTATGCCGCACTGTGTAAGCTGCGGCTGTTGTTATTTAATATCTATTCCCAGTCATCGCCAAGCCCGTCATTGCCGTAATTAATTGGCTGGCCTTGGTATGTCGATTGGTGACTATTCTGATTGCCACCTTGAGTGCGATCATCTTTATCTGTTAACGTTTTTAAAATATTGTTGATAGTTACCGCGTCTTTGTTGCCTAACTGCTCAGCAAGCGTTTTGCCTGTCTGCGGGATAAACGGAATACGAATTTCAAACTTATAACCGTCTTGACCATCATTTTTAGTGTATAAAACTTTTTGAAGAACTAGGCCAATAGCTTTATTGGCTAGCTCTGGGCAGAAGTATTGCGCACCGTTAGCTCCATTTTGCATGACAGAGTTTAGAGAAGTGACTTTGGTGCAACCCATGATAGCATTAAGCATCTTGGCGCCAGATAACTCTGTTCCGTCAGCTTTTTGATACCAGAGGCTCAAGTAATTAGCTTTCAAGCCTTCTGTGCTTTCGAAAGTAAACTCGACGCCTTTTGTTCCTGTTGACGCCTGCTTCCACTCGGCAGAGATAATGCGACCAGAATAAGATCCTGAATCAGAAACATAGTTACTAACACCAGCCGAAACACCTTGAGATTGATCATAGTTGAACATTGAATTAGACATTAATTAAACTCCGTAATAATTATTGATTGAATTTGAAACATTTAATAAATCGTTATCGATGCGATCACCTTCGAACATTTCCTCTGGTGTTTTTACGCAATCCATACCGCTAGTTTTTGTTGTGAAGTAGTGCTGGCCATCTGAGTTCATACAGCGTAAAACAATGCTAAACAAACCCTCTAAGCACACTTGCTGGTTAATCATCTTGCCAACAGTTTTAGCAATAACCTTACCTTGCTCGCTCTCCTCTGTGTGAGTCATAAAGTAAACTATTACATCGCTTTCACAGTTTGAAATAGTAGTAACTAGATCAACGTAGTTTTTAGCAATATCCGTGAACTTTTTAAACCCTGTTTCGTCTGAACGCCTTAGCGACTCGTTAAGCATTATGTACTGTGCATCATCTATAACAATGTACTTAACACCTTTTTTGTGAGCATTAAGGCATACAGACTTGATCACGGCATAATCATCGGTACGCAACACCGAGCCGACTTTAGTTTTACCGTCGAACTTATCCCATCCAGCCGCTTTAAATGGTAACGGCTTCTTGATTGGCTGAATCAATATTGTTTCTTTTGGATTTAGGTTTTTAAGTGAGCGAGTCTTGCCGCTACCACTTTCACCTAAAATCATTACTGGAATAGCCATTATAACCCCCAGAACTCGCGAAATTTAATTTCAGCCTCAAGCTTTGTTAACTCACCCTTTGCTATCGATTCATTAACCAAATCGCTTTCACGATTAGATGCGCTTATGCATGACGCCAGGTATTCAGAAAGTGACACACTATGCTTCTTAGCCAGTTTTTCTGCCATCTTCTTAATACTAGGTTTAAGCACGATTGTTACTGGCCGTTTAACCTCTCTCTTTTCCAT